TACAGGTAATTCAACTTTAAGATTGTTGCTTCTGTCCCACTTGCTAAATTGATTGACAAATTTTTTATAGGAGTTGCTATCACTCATTATTAGTCGCAACTCCTTTGAAATTACTCCTTTCATTAGGGACTCAGTTTAGCCCGGTGTAAACGTTTTTCTTCATAATATCCCCAAACGTTAGGCGCCCACTTTTGAAGTTCAGGTGCAATTTGTTCGCACAATGCTTGAATCTCTAATTGAGCATCCATCTTGGCGCGAAGATCTAGAATATGAAGTATAGAACGAAGGTTAGCGGATAGTACAAAGTTCTGGCGAATTGCCTGAGGAAGATAATCTCTAATGTGCTCTTCGCACATACCTTGTTCATAATAATCGGCATACTCTTCGCACTCACTCAGAATCCGGCCAATTTTGTGCTGGCGGTGTTCTTCGGTCCAATCATACTTCTTGCCCTTGCGATTGGTATAAAATCCTGCAGGACGAATGTAAAAAACATCTTCTACATCAAGTTCACGATTGGCAACTTTTACAACACGCTTTCCGGTATAACGCTGTGACTGAACATCAAATGTTACACCAACTCTATGGGTTCGGGCCTGAACCATAACACTATGAACATATCCAGAAACCGAAAACGTAATTCCCGGATGCTCTACTGGTCCCCAATGTCCTCTTTCATTACTCAGAAGTTGATCCACGATCCATTCACCACACTTAGATGGACTGGGAATTTCTTGATGATGAATAGGAGTTTCTGAATAATCACACTTCCCTGCCTGATAAATTACTTGCTCAGGAATAGGATAACATTGGAGTTTTACTGCCTCAAGGCGAGGATCTAGTTGTAACAGATCTTTTGCTCTAATTGGCTTCATTCAGCATCCTCCCATACATCGGTTTGTTTATGTAGTTTACGTACTTTCTTCAATTCTTTCATAAGAGACTTAATCTCTTTGTATGCCGTATCAGCATCAATCTTGTCACCAATCTCTAAAGAAATAATCGTTTCTACTCTAGTCTTAAAGTAGAACAATTCTTTTTCAAAATCAGTCAAATCATAAAACCCCACAATTATTCCTCCACGTAATAATCAGGCTCCGGTTCATCTTCTTGCATTTTACCAATAAGCTCCCTTAGGCTAATGGTATTATTTGATTGTTCTTGTATTTCTTCTTTTTCTTCTGTATTACCTAATTCTAGCTTAAGGATCTTCAGCGTTGCCTCTAAGCTTTCTATCAGAAGTCGGACTCTTTCTTCGTTCATCCTGGATCGTATTATAGCAGAAAGGGAGCCCTGTGGTGGACTCCCTGTGGCAGTTAACTAACCGTCTACTCAGACAGTTGGTTCTTCTGCCGGTAGTTGCGCTTCGGCAGCAGCCAGAGCAGTCTCAAGGGCAGCATCTTCAGTTGTATCTGCGTCAACCAGGGCCTGTAGACGAGCAGCCTCAGCAGTAGCCGTTGCAGCAACTTCACGGGCGGCAGCAGCTTCAGCCTGAGCGGCGGCCACGGTTTCGTCATCAGCAGCGGCATCCGCAAGGGCAACTACTAGTCGCTCTTGAAGTTGAGCAACTTGATCTAGAAGATTTTGGCGCTCACCTTGATAGTAGGCAAGGACACGGGAAAGACGGGAAGCAAAGTTAGCCATAAGATTTTTAATCCTCAAAAATAGTTTACACATTGATCTGCAGTTGAACTGCAATGTATTTAACGCTGAACAAACTTAAGGTCATGGTGTGTTGCACCCATCTTCTCAACAATGTATAGGCACCCAACTACAGGATCAACTGATGAACACGTATAAACATCTGCATATGCAGTACCGCATTCAGGACAAGTATGAATAGAAATATGCGACTCTGCGAGCAATAAAATAGAAGTAACACCTTGCGGTTGAAACTTATGGGATACTGTATTGAGTATCGTTGCCTTACAAAGATTTGCAGCAATGGTCAATGTTTGAATAATTAGTTGCTCATCATCCAGTAGTTCAAATGGACAACCATATAGGTTGAGAAGATAGTGCTTTCCCATCAGATATCCGGGGGGTCTTGGGTAGCTTCTTCAATGAGCTTACTCACATAATCTTCGGTTCCATCCATTTTCTTTACCTCAAAAATAGAACTTTTAGTGTATTTTTTGATCTTTTTATATTTTTTGATCAGCTTGTTGAGTTCTTCTTTGTATACTACAACCGCAGGTTGTTTCCTAAATCCTTGGTTACTCATCGGTCCCACACCACATCAGGAAGAGCCTCACGGATAAGTTCAAAGGGGATCGGATACTTATCAGTTAGCTTTTTATCTTTGGTAAGAATAAGAATCTCGGCTTCGCGTGGGTGTAGCCCCTGAACTAGATTAATAAACATTGTTTCCCGGCGGATGCTAGATAGTCCATCATTGCCGCCACGAATAAAGTTGTAAAAATTTTGAAACTCATTACGAATAGTAGTTCGGCTGTTTGAACCGTAAGCATCTACTGGTTCTGTGCTCTTTACTTGTTTACCTACGGTGACAGAAAGAGTATCATTACCTACGTTAAGTTCTTCTAGGCCGGCATAGGGAACATCACCAGGAGGTAGAGCAGATTGAAGGCTAGTGTAATTCCAGAGCCATAGAGCGATAATACTATCGTGTCTGTATTTTTGAATAACTTCAATCTTTTTGGGTTTTGTACGTTGCTTCAGAATAAGATCAAATACTTCAAAAGCAAAAGGATTGGGTTGTAGCTCAATAGAAGAAGCTGCTACTGGTTTTTTCTTTGCAGGAGTAGCAGCTTTTTTGGTTGCAGTAGTTGGCATAGTGTATTATAATCAGTTGGGTTATTTAGTCTTCCTCGCTATCTTCAATCAAATCATCATAATCAATATCTCCATCAACTCGCACAGCAAGTAGTTCAGTTTGAGGAATCAATGTGCCATCGGCATTGAATAGCTCGGGGTGTGGTGTCCAAGTTGAAGGCGGATGATCTTCCAGATAAGTTTTAACCACCCAACCAGCAAGGACTCCCACCATAAGAGTCAACATTACAACAAGAATAGTGAGGACTAAGATGGCAGCTAACATTTACTTTTTCTCCTTGGGTTTTATTTTTAACTCAAGGCGAAAGGTGATTTCTTGGTTAAGGAAGGAAACAACTTTCGCCAATTTATAATGGAAACTTGTTTTCTCCTCCTTTTCCGTAATCTCGGGACCCATCATAAAGACAAACCCCCTGTCAGCCCTATTTAGTTTTGAGAGTTCGCCTTTTTGTTGTGCCACTTTTCTTCTTTGCGTTTTTATCTTTAATAAACTTCTTTACTCCTTCAATAACCTCATCAAGATAGTTGCGGATCTTACGGGCATCGGGCTTAGAGAGATAACCATAAGCTTGCCTTACATAAACAGTATTATCTTCCTGGCCGCCCTGAAGATATAAATCCAGATCTTTAATTGTCTCTTGAATATGTTTTACAGTACTAGACCTAAGGATAGCCTGGGCATCTACTCTACGTAAATTTTTTACTTTAAGATAGGCAAAAGTATTAATTGTAAATTTATTCTCTAAAAAGGCGTAATCAATCGCCCTTTCAATATCATAAAGAGTTTCAGTGTCCATTAGACGAGACCTTGTTCTCGTAGATACTTAACTGTATCTACACAACCTCCAAGTCTTTCTCCCTCTTTAATCACTTGCGGAAATGTACTACCTTGACCAAATTGTTCATAAAACTCTTGGCGAGTAAAGTCTTCATCAAGAGTTTTTACCGTATGGTCAAAGTTATATTGTTTCATTACGGTCTTGATCTTATCACAATAAGGGCAACCGGGCTTGCTATAGATTTCAAATGACATAATTAACCTCTTGCTTTTCTTAATAGTTCTTGTTCTCTTTGTTGTTCTTCCTGTCTGGCTCTAATTTCTTCTGACTGATTTTTCTGCCTTTCTCTATCGGACTCTCTTTTTGTTCTTTGTTTTTCTGCAGCCTCTTGTCTTTTTAGTTGTAATCTTTCTCTTGCCTGCTGTATTCTTTCGGCCTGTTTCTGTTGAGATGCTTGCCTTAAAGAAGCTGCTCTTTGTTGAGAAGTAATCGCCTGTTCGGCAAATAAAGAGAAAGATTTCATAGCTTTTTAGAGCTATTTAGAGTATATTCAGTAATTTGTCGGCTCTTTAAAACTGCAGCCTTCTCCTTTACCTCCGATACTACGGGAAAATAATTCGGTAAATTTTTCCATTTTCATTGGGTGAACTGATGCAGGATTATAAGTAATAGCTTCTCTTAGTGATTGAAGCTCTGTCCATTCTTCGGGGCTCAGTTCGGTGTTCATTGTATGTGAAAATGCTGACATTATTTATCAAAAGAAATCGCCTTTAAATCCAAAGTCCTTGAGTTTTTGCTCAAGGTTATCCGCAATATTTTCGTACTTGATGATGCTATCAATGCAAACTAGGCAATCGGAAATTTGTTTATTGATAACCGGCTTTTCGGAGCGGGCTGCATGGTGTAGGGCAGTGCGAAGGTAGTTCTGGGCTTCCTCTAGTGAGTCTTTAACCTTTTCTGAAAGTGCCATAATGAGTTTAAATAATGTGTTCAGTTGATGCGTTCTTCTAGATAGCTACCATAAAGAAATGGCTTGTTGCTACCTTCCTTAAAGCCTAGTGTTTGCCGTAGCCTAATGCTGTCATCTTCAAGTAGACGAATTTCTTCTCGGAAATTCATACCTGAATAGGCAGTTTTTAATACGATACAATCATCATCTACTACAGTAACATCACAAATAGTAGGCTCTTCGGTAAAGTACCCTACATCTCGCTCAAGGGTCAGATGATAACCCTTAACCAACATTTCCCCATCGGAAATAGGTTCTTTAGTTTCAGAGTCTTTAGTTTCCCAAGACAACTTATAAAGAAAATACTCAGGATACTCTTCTACCTGTTCAATACTTAAATTGCTAGTCAGCAATTGAGATTTGTTTGGTTTTGGGTAATAATACCGACGATTGGAATCCCAAGTGCCGATACAACGACTCATGAAGTTTTTGAACTTTTCACTAGACATAATGAAATTTATCTTTAGGTTTTTTAATTTGTTTGCGTAAGAATACTTTTGCTTCTTCTAGAGAAAAGAACTTAATGGGTCTAGGAAACATTTCAAATTCCCAATAGTTGCACCAGAAGAACCATCTTTTCTTTTGTGGGTAAAAGCAGGTAGAACCACAATTTTCTACTCTTTCTAGTACTCTATGGTTCATCCATCAAATCTATCGGACCAACTATTTAAGAGTTTCTCCCTTACTTTTTTGAGTGCCCTGTATTTGTTAATTTCATAGCTCTCATTTTCATATAGTAGATCTTCTGCCCATTTTGGAAGAACATCACTAATGATATCATGATAATTATTAAGCGCCCCGATTAGAGCTTCGTGCTCATCAACGGTAATCTCAAGAGTTAGATTGGATTCATTCATCAGTTAGGCACCTCTTCTTCATCCAGGCCGGCAGAATAATAACCACGACATACTGTTAGGGTATCAACAAGTCGCGGGTCTTGTTTGAGCCGATCAGATAGTTCTCCAGTTTTAAGATAGTTGGTAATATCTAGCTCTTCTAGGGCTGTAAGGCAAGGAGGTTTGAGATCATAACCTAGATCATACTCATCAGCAATCTTACGCATATCAGCCTCAGTATTACTATCGTTAAAGGCAAGTTGACAAGCTCCCTTAATAATAGAATACTCTGCAAAATCAATAGCCCGAAGGAATGATTTAAAGAGATTAAAGTATTGATGAACATTAAGATCAGTAGTTTCTGACCTGATCGTAATATCTTGATTGCTCAGAAGAGATGCGTCAAAATCGGTGTAATCTTTAGCTGAATCGTAACGATAACGAAATTCAATGTGTCCTTTGGTTTGCATAATAAAGAATCAACTTCATGTATAGTAACAGGTTTGCTCGGTCTATGGTTCCTTAATGTGCTCTTTAGGAACTGGCACACGACTCATTCCGCTCATGTTGTAAATTGCATTTGCAACAATAAAACCATTAGTGATTATTGCCTGTAATATAATTACCAGACGAATAAGGGCAATAATGTCAGCTTCCTTTTCGCTCTTTCCTGCCTTTTCACCAAGAGCTAGGGCTATGAGACGAAATGCTGATTTGTGTTTAGACTTCTTCAAGCAGTTCTAGAATGTTCTTTACTTTAGGTTGGGTTTTAGATACAGTATATCCTTTAGGTTTTAACTTGTTTCTAGTCACATACTTATCTAAGTGCTCTTGACATTGAAAGTAACAGATTTTTTCCTCCTTACCTTCAAAGTGCTTTAACGTAAGTGGAAATGTTTCATGAAAAGGTAAGATCGGATCCTCATAGACCGTATTATTGAGCCTCTCTTTTCTTTGAGAGATAGGTTTAACTTTAGTTGTTTTCTTTCTCACTTTCTACTCCTGCTTCAAATGCTTCTCTTAGCCAATCTTTAATGTCGGATTCAGCTTCTTTTGCTTCTTGATCTAAACCTAAAGATTTACAATAAACAAGATTATCTAAGTCGGTATAGAACCTTTCAGACAGAAGGTGATAGCCCTCTATTGAATTGAACCAGTCATCAAATTTTTTACTCATAAAAACAAATTACCTTCAAGATAAGTGAGTACATCAGAAGTTTTATCACCTTCAATACCTTCAATAGGACAATATCCTAAGTGTTTATTGTGAGTCTTGATCCAATGCCTCATAAGTTCTTCATTTCCTCCTAGCATATGACTGAGACCAAAATAAATACGAACCAAAGATAAATGATCAGTTACCTTATCGTAATCTAGATCAAGAATCTTTGTTGCATTTTTGCAAGCAACTTCTATAAGTTCAGAGTCAGTCATCGCTCAGTTGTTCTAATAACTTAAGAGCGAGCCTTTCATCTCCATCAAGAATTGCTTGTTTTAGGCTCTCCTTCAAGCTCGGCGGCTTGGGGCGACGACGGGTTCGGAGATCCTGCGCAAGTTCTGGGGCGGTGGATTCCCAGTTGCTTGGTAAGGAAGACAACCATTCACAGCAGGCATCTAATTCCTGATTAGCTCCCCATTGAGCAGCCTGGATAGCGATCAACTGAATAGGGTGTGGATCAGTTTCCAGGATCTGAATGGGAGTTGCCTTCAACCACTCTTGAACTAGCTGAGCCGGTGGCATGATCGGGTGTTTATTATCAGTCATCGTTATTATAATATTGTAGATCCTCTAGGTACCGACTAAGAATGCCACTGGACAATTGATAAAACATCTCGCGGCTACGCTCAACCATCATTGGGTCATTGTCAAAATCATTAGTCATTGCCTCAATCATCTCAAGATGCGGAATCTTACCCATCAGTAGAGTAAGGGCACAAACAAGATAGCATCCGGCATGGTGAGCCTCGCTAACATCCATCATAGAAAGAACAGCACTAAAGGTATTCTCGTCTTCTTCCTCTACTTCTTCTTCGGCACAATAGGCAGAAACAGCAGCAAGGCCACAAACCCATACTAATTGAATTAGCAGCCAGTTTTTATCTTCTTCATTAAGAAGATTTAGCTGATCAATAGTTGGTACTTGTCCTTCAATAATCGTTTCAAGAATCGTATCTGGGACACCTTCAATTTCAAAGTCCTCTGGTAGACATTCCGAAAGATCGTGCCTTACCATTAAACATTCAATAAATTGCCTAGTAAATTCAGAATCTTCCTTTCCATCTTCCTTGATTTGATTGATCCTTGATTGGAGAAGATTCAGGTCAAATTCTGTTTTTTCAGTGTTGTCTGCCATTTGTTGCGAATTAGTTTCACTCATTATAAAAGGTCATTATTAGATTGTCAAGTGTGCCAGTTTAAGAATCGGCTCTTTGCTCAAACTCTCGTTGGAGTTCAAGAGCTAATTTATTCATCTTTTGAGCCTGGATATAATTGGTGATAGGGTTCTTCGGATGATACTTTAGCATAAACATATACCTATCAAATTGTAATTTAACAATCTTTGTTAATAGGACAATGTATTCAGCCACATTTTTGTCTAGGACTACCATTATTGATATGATAGCAAAGAATGAAAATAAAACAATTTGATAAGTATTCATTTAGGAAAAATCGTTAAGGGCTTGTATCGTTGTTAATAGATCATAAAACTGGTTCACATTTAGTTCTTTGATGTTACAAAGTTCTTCAAGGTATTTAACTAAACCAGTAGTTGCCGTATTTACTGGAACTGGGTAACTAAACCGATAAACATCAAACTTTTCAATGTAATCTAGATAATACTCTCCTACAATATAACCTGTAGCTTTATAGGAAGATTCATCATAATCTTTTTTATAAAACTTGTCAAGATCAGTGATAAAAGATCTTTCAACAAACAAAGTTGCTTGAGCATCCAAGACACCCTTATAAAAAGGATCTAAACTTTTAATGACAAGATTCTTGTTATAATAAGGAGACCTATACCAAGACGCTCCTGTATTCCTGCAGCTATAATGTAGGATTTTTAGAACTGGTTCAGTCATTTATTTTCTTTTGTCTTGCTTGTGTCAAGAGAATAGTGAAGAAACTCGGCATGAAGCTTTCTGGCTGCTTCCGCGTAGGCACCTGCAGCGGCCTGGGGGGTTGAGTAAGTCCCTAAATGAGCCCTTCTGCCTCCCGGCATTGTGATCTGCGCTTTCCACTTACCTCCCGGCAGGGGACTAACGCCTTTGTAACCAGACTTATTATGAGACAGCGCAGGGCGGTTGTACTGATTCTGGCTGCGTGTAGCTAGACGTAGGTTCTCAATGCGGTCATCGCCCTTTTTGCTGTTGATGTGGTCAATCTCTAAATCACCGGGATCGCCATTGAAGATGCACCATACAAGCCGATGGCGCTTGTATGTTATGTTGTCAATCTTGATTTCATAATATCCATTCTGGCGTGCCCACCCGGCAGGCTTGTCTAGCTTGATCTGGCTGTTGTGTCTATGCCTCCAATATAACTCTCCAGCTTCAGCCACATAGATGAACAGTTCCTGAAGTCGGCTCCGTTCTGGCAATTTGCGGAAACTACCCATCAGCATTCTCCGATTCCTGGATGGCAGTGCGGGCCTCTTGGGCCAAAAATACTAACTCAGTTAATTCTCCATCATCAAGAGTCTGATATGTAGCATCAACAAATTGCCTGCACAATTCTCTAAAATAATTCACATCTTTCATTAGTCTCTTCCCATGTGTTCCGTATCATTATGGAAGAAGTCCGTCAATTCGTCAATCCCCATTGTTCCAGTTTTATGATTGGCTGGATCTGGATCCCCGAGATTCATGCGATCAAGAAGACCATCCAGAGATTCCTGTGGCGGAACACCACCAATAGAACGTCTACGAGCTACTTTTAGCATTTCATAAACATGTCTATTAGCCTTTGCATATTTTTCAACAAAAATCATTTCATTTAATGAGACGCTTTCGTTAGCTTCAATACGATCAAGAATGTTATTAATTTTTTGACGGTCTTTATTTGATAGCATAATACCTTGGGTGGTTGTTTATTTAATGAATCTCAAAAACCCGATAAGGAATGCCTTCTTCTTTAGTGCTTCCGGTAGGGTAGTTATCTTTTTGTTCTTGAATTTTTAGTTTTTCTTTATCGCCTTGAAAAAGCTTATTAACAGGAATCATAAGTTTGCTGAGGTGTTCATTTACTCTAAAGCATTCCGAATGAATTTGATGTAAATTAGGTTCAAGATGTTCTTTAATGAAAACATCCGCATCCATAATATTAGTAAATCTAAAGGCCCTATCGCCAACAGTAACAAAATCCCATAGCCAAGGCCAAGGTGTAGATTTTTGAATGTAAAAATAAGAATTAACTTCTAAAATTCGGTATTTCATTTGTTAAGAGAAAACACTAGCTCATTATTTTCGTTAAGTGAAGGAAGCACAAGTCCTTTCTTAATAAGATCAACTAGAGCATAGGTAGTCAACATTTCATTCAGTTGATTTGCCATGGCTTTGATTTCAGTGTCAGTAGTGATCTGCAGATCATTATCTGGATTATTGTAAGTACAAAACATTGCTGCAGCTTCAATAGGTAGATCTTGATTCATGTAATGATAAGCCATTGCAAGCCCGGCTTCGCGGGTTAGTGAACGACCAATAATTTCTGGATCCATTTAACTTTTAAATAACAGCCCTTACTTTAACCGCCGTTTCTTATTTGGGGTCTTTTGATGGACGGTTGCGGGACTGTCTATTGTTAGTACCGGATCCAGAATTTCTTTGTTAGCTTTCTTTCTGGATTTCTTTTCTTTATTTCCTTCTATTTTCTTTATGTACTCAACACCAGAATCAAAGGACCAGAATACCTTTAATTGTTCACTGCCACTAATGACCATCCATTGATTTGTGTAGGGTATCAAGCCATAATTAGAGGTTAAAAAAGCCTTCATTTTCTAAATAACTATATCAGTTACTTAGTGTTGTGGAGAAAAGAACGTTTAACACTGAAGTACGTAAAGACTGGAACGATAAAATAGCCAATTTATTAAAAGCTATTGATTTGCATAACGAATTGTACTTTAAAACATATGACTTATTTCACAAAGAGCAAGCTGAATATTTAAGGAAATATGTTCGTGAATTAAAGGACTGGATAATAAAGGAAGAAAATAATATTTAATTTGTTAGCCGAGGCTACTGTCTCAACTTTTTGAGTCTACTCATGGAAAATAGCAAAGTCAAGCTTTACTGTTACACTTTATGGACTGTCACATTAGTTGCGTCTAATTTCTAGGTCAATTTATGGACACTTTCTGGATTGTCTACTCCACTTGACAGGAAACCCTAACAAGTGTATAATGGCAGAGAACTTTAACGAGATTCTATGCGCCAAGTTATCTACCCTACATTTGAATCTAAAATTTTCAACCGCACTTTTATTTCTAATGATCTACAGGATCTTTCCCTTGAAGATCTTGTTCTACTTCAAGATGAAGTTAATGTGGATCTTGAAGATGCAAAATGGAGGTATAAAACCCTACCACGTCAAGATAAAATTGAGGGTACTTGCTGGGTAATTCAAGATTATAAACGTCTAAAAATCTTTCATACTGCACTTAAGAGGATTGTATATTACAAAACTAAATCTAAAAATTGTGGGCTAGAAAAATGCAAAGATGCCTGGAAGAAGAGGGCTCTTATTCTAGGTGAGCAACTTGGTTATACTAAGCAACAAGTAAAGGAACTCGTTCCAGTAGAGTAAAATCCTAAATAGCTTCAAGTCCTTTATTTTCATTTTATGGACACTCAGATCCTTACCGAGCTTTATCATTCAATTTACGAAAATCAAGAAGTCTTAGATGAAGGCATCAAGGATTTCTTCTTTGGTAAGCCGGATTCGGAAGGATACGTCAACACACCAGAGGAAGCAGAAGTAGTCCTGAACGTAATGAGTGAGTCCAAGATTCAGGAAATCATTTCAGAATTAAACTGATAATAAAGGACGGTAAAACAACTTGTTTGTATTTTCATCTCCTGATGATTTCCTTTACTATCTTGTAACTACTTCTCCTTCTGAAGCCAAAAAACAGTTTAAACAATCAATCAAAGATCAATGGGGTAATGCCTGTTGTTATTGTGGTAGCACTGATAAGCTATCTTTAGATCATGTCATTCCCAAAGTAAAGGGTGGTTTAGACACGAAGAATAACCTCGTATGCGCCTGTACGACTTGTAATAAGGATAAGGCTCATAGTACCATGGAGGAATGGTACCGTAATCAGGAATTTTTTTCTGAAGATCGGCTATCAAAAATCAATAAATGGATTGGTAAATGACAATAGAAAATCTCCCAGACCCGAAAAAATCTATTGATATAATTGCCAGATCAGGCTATCTAAAAATAGAGACTGAAGATCTAGAGGTTTCTTTAAAGAATCATAAAACAATTAACCTCCAACCTAAGGACACAATCTTTGGTTTGGAGGTTTCTCCCGATTCAGCCAAAGTAACTTTTGATACAAAAAAGCTACGAGAACAACCTAAACCCATAAATACTCAAGAGATTCTGGATAGGGCCATTGAAGACTACCTTGAAGAATCAGGTTGAGTTCGGTAAAAAGCCCAAGGATATTTGGCATTATGTTAAGATAGGTTTTTTACTTAAAGGAACTATTGATGTAATTTCATTGATTCCTGGTGTTGAGAAGGAAAAGGTATTCAATGTCGTGGATACAGTTCAACAAAAGTTAGGTATTGATGTGCTCAATGATTATATCATCAAGGATCCAGAACTACTGACCTTTAGAGTGGGTAGAGTAGTTTCGCAGGCAATTAAGGACCATGAAAATCAATCTCTTCGGTAGGAAGACTATTGCCTCTGCCATTCTTGTATCAGCAGTTGCCTGGATAACTTTTCAATTAAGGCATTTTGAACTACCAGAAAACTTTATCTGGAAAGTTTATTATGAGGCAGTAAGGATTTATGAAGAAAATCCTATAGAACAATCATTCAAGGATTTACTATTAGAAATTTTCAAAATTCTTGAGATAGAAATAGACAAAAACCCGGAACTGGTTAAAATCATTACTCGTAATTATACATTCTTGTGGGATCTATACCTTCAGTTAAAAACAAAGATCAATCCAGACTGGTTGAAAGATAGTCCTATTACGAGAGAGATACAAGATCAGATCAACCGTAATATAAACAATACTCCAGAGCTTTTAAACTATAAGGTAAAGAGGGATGTTGATCGGGCCATTGCTCGCTATGAAAAGCAAGTTCAACGTCCTATCAACATGAAAGAGAAGGCAATTATTGATGCTATAAAAAACTACGGTTATACTCAAAAGATTATCGTAGAAGATGCTGTTTATTATGAAATTAAGAGTGATAGTAGCCTAGGTAATACAATGGGAATCAGGGGAGCCTGGACAGAGCCTGTGGACGGTGAAATAACTGCCCCCTAACTTCTATAATGCACTTTTATCGTGCTATGGTTGAAGAAGTTTAGAATTAAGAATGCCTAAAATTAAAAAGCCCCTACTTGCCGGGAACTTTGATCCTGCAAAGGCAAAGTTTCCTTATATTGCCACCCCGAAGATTGACGGTATCCGTTTTTTGATGGTTGATGGTGTTGCTGTATCACGATCATTCAAACCTATTCGTAACAAATACATTCAAAGCCTACTCCAAGAATACTTACCAGATGGCATTGATGGGGAATTAACTTCTGGAGACACATTTCAATCGTCAACTTCTGCAGTAATGACAATTGAAGGCGAGCCAGACTTTAAGGCGTGGATCTTTGATTACGTTTCTCCATACTGCGACACAATCCTTCCATTTACAAAAAGAATCGCATGTATCTCTGAGCCAGACGATTATCCATTTGATGCTGATGTTCTTAGGGGTATTAGAATTAACTCTCTTGAAGAACTTGATGAATATGAAAAAGATTGCCTTGAAGAAGGCTATGAAGGGGTGATGCTACGGGATCCACAAGGTACGTATAAGTTTGGACGTTCTACGGTAAACGATAACATTCTACTTAAGGTTAAACGATTTGAAGACTCCGAAGCTGTTCTGATTGATATTGAAGAAAAAATGAGCAATCAGAACCCAGAAGAAAAGGATGCCTTTGGACATACTAAACGATCTTCTTCCATTGCTGGAATGGTTGGGGCTAATACCGCTGGTACATTGATCGTAAAAGATTCTGACGGAAGGATTTTTGGAGTAGGTAGCGGATTGAATGATCAGATGAGAGAAGAGATTTGGAATAATAAGGAAAAATATCTTGGTAAACTTGTGAAATACAAGTACTTTTCTCATGGAGTAAAAGAACTTCCGAGGCATCCTGTATTTCTTGGATTTCGTGATCCTGATGATGTGTAACTATAGACAATAATCAAAGTGTCCACTGAGTATTGAATCTTTGATTTGGCGAGCTAAACTACTTGTAGTTTGAAATCACTTTATGAAAGACTTTTTTGATAACTACGTCGCAACACCACTTGGTATTCTATTATTTCTTTTTATTTCTCCAACCGTAATAGTTGGTGGATTTACTCTTGCCATTCATCTAGCCGGCCACCTTCCAGAAATGGGTATTTGCAAAAAGGTAGAAAAATGACCAACAAACTACCACCAAAAGTAGGACACATTATCCGACTAGCAGAAATTATCCGTGAAGTGGATGGTTCTCATTCTCTTGGTGCTGCTGCTCTTGCCGAGGCAATCCTATCCCATAATTGGGTTGATGAAATTTACTTTGGACGATGAATAAAAACAACATTTCAACTCTTATCGCCACATTGTTTGTGATTATCGGAATTATTCTTTTCCTTCTGTTTGTAGGATTTACTATGGACTTTGAGAAGACCCAATGCCTCAAAGAAGGTGGAAAGTGGGTTACTGGTGTGATTTCGGGTAGTTATTCTTACTTTTGTGTGCCACAATGAAACTCTACATTACTTACAAGGATGATGGCGCTAATGGAGCTTGTGGCCAAGATATTGCTACAACTTCTGCTCGCAATAAACTTTATATCCTAGAGGGTACGTATAAACAAATCAAAGATAAGATTGAAGAAATAGAAAGTTCTTTTTCTACTATTCGTAGGAGAAATCCAAGATTTGGTGATTACTATTTTGAGGGACCTGATGATGAAGGCAACGATGATTACAATGATGTTGTTTATATTAGTGTAAAAAATGAATAACGAAATTCTTAAACTAACAGAAAAAACTTTTCAAGATTTTCTTGAGAGCAACCTAAAGCAAATGTTTGTTTTTGAAACTGTTGATTATGAGTATCAGTATTATTTCCCTACCCATGGCAAAATTACAGGTAAATGTAAAGTTTCTGGAAAGTATAAACTACAAGCATAATTATGACTAAAACAGTAAAGTTCGTATCAGTCACTCGCACGATTGACCCCAAGACACGGATTCATTATTTGGATGCCGTAGATTCTGAGGGGGTTCATTGGATGGCGCAGATGGACCACAAAACAGAACCTTTCCTGTGCTTCATTAGAGAATGGCGACCCGATCCTCAACAACCAAAAATTTATGACTGACCCAAATTACGAACTAGCAAAACTTGTTGGTGCTATGTGGATACATCTTCCACAACACGAAGAAAACATCAATCATCCAGAATTCGGAAGACATACCTATATCAACGGAATAACATACGAAACTGTGCAGTATAATAAATGTGTTGCTGCTCTTCTCAAAGAACTTGTACGGCAATACTCCACTTCTCTCCCACCAGATTCTAATATGGATGAATTTTATGCTAGAATGCATGGTGGAGAATCCGTGATATATGTTGATGATATTTTGAAAGTGATTGAGGAACTTGAAGGATGAATAAGTATTCTGTGGTGCTTCATAGTGATGTAAGTGGTTCTGATGTTTGGTTGAACTTTATTGTGAATACTCCTATGACACCAAAACAACTTGAAACTTATTATAAGTGTCAGAGTTTATCTATCAGTAAAGTAGATATTGTGGAGATTGTAAAATGACTAACCCTAGTATGAGGAAAAATGATTAAAGAAAATTACTATTTGCAAAAAAACACAAGAGACCTTAAAAATCTTTTAGTGTATTATAATACCCGGTTGATAGAAACCTTAAAAAGTATTGAACTCATTACCGAGGCAATTAACGCAAAAAATCAAAATGACTGAAAGAGCACAAAAAATCTGGGAGACCTTCTGTAGGGAACTTATTGGAGAACCAACGGAAGACCAAAAGGAAGCATTGGCATCAGCAATTCGTGCTATTGCAAATGAGTTTCAATACTATCAATGTTGCGAGGAAGAAGGTGTAGAGGATATGGTGATTGATGCTTGCCTGCTTTATGATCTTGCTGCCGAATTAGAAGAATGAGTTACCGTTGGATGACACCTAAAGACCTTTCTGCTGCAATAAGAGCACAGAATATTCTCAACTCAAGAGTAAAACGAGG